CTTCTACTATAAATTCATCGAGTGATGGTAATTTACTTTCTGGTAAATTATCTATCGACGGTAACTTGTCCGACATTTTATGGATACTCTAAAGTACTTTGAGATTCCTCTCTCAAAGTTATTTAGATTCTTTAGGTAGTCCAGATTTTAATAACTTTTGAAGTTCTGCAGTCGATCCAACAAACAAGGCATTATTGACTGTATTAGGTCCCTTAGTTTGTTGCTCTTCATTAACATCTTTCAATTTTTTCTGAAGATCCATTAACTTATCAGTAGCATCAGAAACACTCTTAATTAACTGTCCAGCAACTTCATATGCTCTAGGCATTTCACTTTCTTGAGCAAGTTCTAGAATGCCATTAATTGCTTCTTGACCTTTTTCTATAATACTATAAAGATTACCACGAGTATACTCATAATCTTTTTCAATATCATCTTTAGTGAATCTATCAGGTTTCTGCTCAGGAGTTATACCAACATTTTCCTTTGTAGGAACCATAGTAGATTCTATATTAAAAGCATCATCTAAGTTACTCATCTTCATGTATATTCTCCACTAAATCCAAAGTCATCACCCATTTCAATTAGGGCATCATCAGCAGCAGTAATCTCTTTAATAGCTGCTCCTCTTACATGATCCTTAATAGTTGTACCATCCTGACCTCTCTTAACAGTAATCTTATTACTGCTTATCGAATCAATATACATTTCCTCACCATCAATATCAACATACGTTGACTCAGTAAGACTGCTACCACTATCTACATCAAAGGTTAGATCGGTAGTGGTGATATCTTGTGCGAGGTTGGTTGTAACACTACCATCATAATCCTTGATTGCTCTAGGAGTAACAGAGTAAGTAACATCTCTTTCTGTACTCTTAGAACCACCAGCAAGATATCTGACAGAAACAGATTTGACGATATCGTCTGTAGCAGAGGAAACAGGACCAAATAGGTATGTCTTAGCAGTAAATCTTAAAGTATAATATAAAACTCTACGTGTATTAAAATCACCTTCATAATCATCTTGGAAAGTAACATTTTCCAATACAATAGGAACATCTCTCTTTTCCTTCATTGTCTCCACAAGTTTAATTGTTAGATTATATGAAGGTTGAAAATAAGGTAATATTTGTTCTACTATCTGTAAAGCATCATCATTTAATTTACACATGATACCTAATTCAAATTGCATACTATAAGGAACAGGCATGTATGCTTTATTTGTATTCTTTCCAGTAGTATTATCCTTTACAGTAAATTGTTGTGTTGTAGTAACTTTTCTAGTAGGATCATAAGTTAAACCTACAAACTCAAATGACATTCTAGGTAATGTAATCTGAGTTCTTTTATTAAGATCTGGAGATTGTTCTAATCTTGCAAGGAACTTTTGAATAGGGCCATACGCAAGAGGAACTTTTTGTACTTGTGCATTTCCATCACTATCCGTATGCTTAATAGAAATATCATTAAACAATGTACCAAAACCAATAATGGTCTTTCTAAAAATTTCGTGATAAAAATACTCAAACATGATTATATACCTTTATATTTTATTTAGGGTTGTCCAAATGGGTTACCTTCAGTGAAGTCAAGAATATCATCTGCTTCAGTTTCAAAGGTATCATTATCTCCATACCCATCATCAAAATTAGTTAGATCTATAAGTCTTATACTGTGTACTGCACCAGAAGATCCACCTGTAATACTTTCTCCTTTAATAAATCCTGAACCTTCAACAGCAGAAACTTCAAGTTCATTAGTTGGTTCATTCCACTTTCTTACCCTTGCTGTAGTACCACTTGTACCACCTGTAATAACCTCATTAAAGGAGAAATTACCAGATGCACTACTCGTCGCAGGAGCAGCAATTGTAACCGTTGGAGCAACTGTATAACCAGAACCAGCATTAGATATATGAATAGCAGAAATAGTACCAGCAGTACTAACTACAGCAGTTGCAGCAGCACCAGTTGTAGACACTCCAGTGAAAGTGATTAATGGAGTTGTGCTATATCCAGAACCTCCTGAAGTAACAGTAACAATACCAATAGAACCGTTACCCATCTTCGCAGTAGCAGCAGCACCAGCACCAGTGTCGTCATTAGCATAGAATGCAACATCAGGTCCAGTTGTATATCCAGCACCTGGATTAGTTAAATATACCGCTTCAACTACACTTGCTTTTTGGTCAGCAGGATCAGCAGCACCAGAACATACAACTACTCCACTCTTTAAATATGCAGTACCTATACCCTGTACTCCACCAGAAGGTGCAGAAGATATTCCTACTCTAGGTGCATACAGATATTTACTACCCATATCTGTTAAGTGTATCCACTGAACAGCACCATTAACAAGCATTGTCTCAGCAGTTGCTTGTGTAGCAGTGCCAACTACTGTTAACAATTGAGTACCACCAATAAGGAAATCTCCTCCATCAGCACCTTCTGTAGCCTCTAATGTATCATCAATCTCATCAACACCAGTGTCAATAACCTCATCCTCATAACGGAAGAGTTCACATCTAAGAGTATATACATAATTCTCTCTTAGCATGTAGAAAGGTTTTTCGTGCTCTACATACTTAATTTCAAATAAACGATCCCCTAATGGAAAATATATTAAATCCCCCTCTTTGGGTCTAGTAGATAATCTTACATTATCCTCATTCTTCATTAAAGGGCCAATATATGTTTCCCATCTCTCTCTTGAAATAGTTAATGTTATCTCTTGAGTTGACTGAATACCAAACTTAGATAATAGAGTAGGGTTTTCTCCATAACCATCAAAATTTTCTACATATGCTTCTAATGGATATGCATCATCAAACTTAGATTCAATGACTTCCTTCATAATAGTAGAAGTAGTCAAATACTTTCTAGGCATATAATGCACTTCAACACCATACATCTTCAACTGCTCATTAATGAGCGATTGAACTAAACTTTGTTCACTCTTTGAACCTTGTTGAAAATACGGGTTAAGTGCCATATCATCCTATCATATCTAATGGTGGAAGTTCGTACATGTTAGACATTTGTTCTCTGATGATTTCTAAATCTTTTTCTCCATCATCATAGATTTGTCTTCCATTTAACTCTATTCCTCCTGGTAATTTAACTCCTTGGAATTTAAGTAAATTTTGTCCCCACTGTCTTTTCATAGTTGCAGTGAGATAACGTTTTAAGAAAGAATCATTCCAAACTCTACTATAATCACTAGGATCTAATGTTCTCCAACAATCCATAATAAGATAATCACCTACCGCCATACTTTCCCAATCAATATCAAGATACAATCTATCCATTCTTTGATTAAATCTTATTTGTTTTTCAGTAGTTAATAGAAACTCAATATCAGACAAATAAGTCTTTGTCATTGCATAAGATAGTAGTTCAACAGCACCCCAATAATAAACATCATTCAAGAATAACTGATACTTAACACTGAACATATTATTGGTTAGTGTATTAGCACCATCGAAATGGAATACTTTATTCACACCAATAACTGATGGTGGAACTTGAAGATAATTACTATTCTCCTTCCAATCAAAACTAACAGATGAACCATCAATATCAGAGGTTGCAGTAGTTGTTGTTATTCCTGGCCCAACATCTGGTTTTGCTTTTCCCCTATCAATATCATCTTGAGTTATTTTATATTTTAGATACGTATTTAAAACACCATCAAAATGTCTTTCATTAAAAAACTGAATGGCATCATCAATTAAATCTTGACACTGTTCATCAGCAAGGTTTATTTCCAACACAGGAGCACCTAATTGCCGTAAACAATATTCTTTTAATTCGTTTCTAGTTGATGGTTGTGCCATTTATACAATACCTCCTTCAGTATTTAGGGTGCCGAGGACACTCCACCTCTTACCATAATATTCCCATCAGCAATTCTGTAAATTGTAGCACCAGAACTTACAAGAACATCATATACATATCTTCCTTCTGCAATACTTCTTGTAGCAGTTGATCCTAAAGATATAGTAAATTTACCTGCAGTGGCACTAGTAGTGTCAATTCCGACAATAAAAGTAGCTGCTGCAGTAGTACCAGATCCAACTGAAACACTTTTTCTCATCTGCGATGAACCTGTCCATCCAGTTGTTGTAGCAATACCAACCGCATTTGTTGTAGAAAAATTAAACCCAGTACCTGAAGTATCTACTACTTCAAAAGTACCTGTGAAATCTGCTCCTGTATTAAGAGTTAAATCCGCAGCATATGCTACTCCAGCTTCTGGATCAAAAGTAAGTTTCTTAGTTGCCATTTGCTAGATTCCTTAGAAGTTGCTTGATTTCATTCATTTCATTCTTTAAATCGTCGAGATCTTGTTTCATAGATTGGGTTTCTTTTTCTCTCACATCTCTATTAGAGATATACTCATCATATTGAGATTTACTAGTGTTAATAATACAACCAGTACGAGAATCTCTAACTAGATCATTACGATCTTTTACTTTAACATAACTCATATTAAGCAAGAGTAATAACTCGTAAATTTTTCATTCTTGGAACAAATGCTTGATTAGTTGAAGTAAAATCAAGTTTAATTCTATAAGCCTTAAATGATGGTAAATCCTTTATAGTAAAGGTGTACTCTCTAAACATACATTGTTCAGAAACAAGTGATGGATCATCTTTTGGAACTCTTGTATCAGAATGTCCAGTATTTTGAGATGAATCAACGATGTTACCTTGTGCATCTAAATTTTCATAACCAGGGAAATTGGTAAATGTAGGAGTAAAATTAACATCATCATTAATAGCATAGAATGCTCTTACATCATTATAATCACTAACATGACCATCAAAAATAATCTTAATAGATGTAGCAGAATTTTCTAATACCATTTCTTTAGAAAGATATTGGAAAGAATTAGGATCTTCTTTTACACTATCAACTCTATCATCTTCAATATAATTTGAAACCATATTATCAACTCTATTAGAAGTTAATATAGCAGTCATTCTTTGAGTATCAAGTACAGGAGATATTCTATCACTTTGTGAATTAAGTTTAAGACTTAAATTCAAAGATCTATCACCTGGTAAATCTTGAGTAACAGTATTGTTAGTTTCATTAACTCTAGAAGCAATAATTCTTGGAGAATCTAGATAATTATTTTCATTTAATGAAACACTTTCATAACCTTTATCTATGAAAGGTAAATCAGAACCTTGACCAGAACCTGTATCAAGACTTGTTCCACTAATAGTTCTTACTTCACCACTAATAGCAGTACCAGGAACTGTCATATTATGAATTAATGGGTGAATCACTTCAAATGGCATATTCTGAGTTGCTGTAGCATTCATACCACCAGAAGATTTGGTCTCATCCATATAAAGTTTAGCGAAGCTGGTTCCAACACTTCTATCAACTCCACTAGCAGAAGTGTCAAGTTTAATAGTATAAGAATCAAACG